GTTGAAGTCTCCCATGTTGAAGTTGTTCGCCAAAAGGAACGTACCGTTTGAGGTCACGAACTTCTTGAGCGAAACGCCGAACAAGTCGATGTCAGGTTTGACCAGTTGCTTATTGGCGGCGTAATAGTCAAGTGCCGTTTTCACCAGCGGCGAGGCAATCAGCAATTTCTGCGGAGAGCCATAGCGGAAGGTGAATTCGTTTGCCGTCAGGAAAGACTGATACGTGACCGTCCCGCCCATGTCAGTGACGAAGGGCGAGATGATCGACCGCACGCCCATACTTGACAGGCGCGTGGCAGTCCCGTTGACCGACTGGGAGAAGACGCCAAAGATCCCGGCATCCTCAATTTCCAGTTTCGCCCGGCGCATCGCAAGCATTTGCAGTCTTGCTCGCTCGTTTCGGTCGTAATAGGTCCGGGAAGCCGCGGCCATCAACGTGATCTGAATCGGCTGCTCAAAGATCTGGCAGGCCGAAGTTTTCAGGGTCACATAGGGAGAGCGGGGCTGTTGAATGGCTCCGCCTTCCGTCGCTGCCGTTGCCAGGATACGAAGGCTCTGAGTTGCGCCCACAGTTCCCGCCGTGGTCCCTGCAAAGCCTCGGGTAACGGTAATCGTGCCGGCGACAGCGCCGATCTGATAAGCCGTGGTTGAGGGCGTTCCCGAGCCGATGGTGACCGCAGTGATCAGCACCAATTCCTCGATGCCGGTCCCGATGTCGCCGCCGGTTGGGACTTGCACCATATCGTTGACTCCGAAGATGGTGACATCCTGCACCGGAATGTTGGTCGCGTTTGAAGCCAGTGCTGTGGTTCCGTTCGAGACGGTTCCGAGCATCGGCAGATCCTGATCTTCGGGCCATTCAAAGATCGGGTTGTAAACGCTCTTTTTGCGTTTGGAGTTGTTGGTGAGGACGTACAAAGGCGTCCGGTCGGGCTCGAGCAGGAGCATGTCCACGCTCACATCCCGGACGAGGGTGCCTTCTGTCTGGTAGTCCTGAAAGGTTCGAATTGCCTGTTCTGCCATTGCTGAAAATTCCTCTGCCTATGGGCTAGTTTCCGAAGAGTCGCTTAAGCTCGGCTGGTGGCGCCGCGGAAAGGATCGGCCTGCGAATTCTGCTCGGCGATCGCTTTCTTGAGTGCGTCCCGAACCGGATCTCCATCCGGCTCTTGCGTAAACTGCTGGCTGGTTGCCCCCGCACCCATGGCGCGCCCGACGGCCCGCCGCTGCTGTTGCGTGCGTTCTTGCTGTCTTCCGGCATTCACGGCTCGCTCGACAATCTGACGGGTGGCGCCCGGCTGCGCTTGCAGACCGCTTGCCACCCGTGCAATCATCGTGAGCTTTTGATCGAGGGGAACGTTGAGCGCGCCAATCCAACCCTTCGGCTGGCCTAGTTGTCGCTCGGTCTTGAGTACCAGATCAAAGTATTCCTTGCTCTGGTACGCTGGCAGGTTGGGATAGGCGGGCTGGCCGTCCTGGCGCTTGCTTGCCGCAAGACTTTGCCATACCTGTCCCACTTCCCGTACTTGCTGCCAATCCTGATAGGCTCCGATCAATCCCGGCGCCGCTGCCTCGAGCATTTGAGGCAGAAGGTTCGGAATTGTGGTCATAATCAGGTCAACCGCTCCTCGGGCAAGCGTGCCTCCGATCTTCCCGGCATTTTGCACCAGATCCAAGTGCTGCTGAATCTCAGCCCGCTGGGCGGGCGTCGTTTGCGGATTCCTCAGAGCATCCTGTAACTGTTGCAAGTGCTGGGCATCGGCGTTAACGCCCATGGCCCCTAGCAGGTTTCGGCCTAATTCCTCCGTGGCCTGCTGATCGATCTGCGAAACTACCGCATCCACTTGCGCTTGATATTGGGCTCGTGGATCGGCGTTCGCAGCCTCCGCCGTGGCAACTTCTTCGGCTCCCGGTTCCAGATTCTCGGTGGTGGTTTCCTCGAACTGCTGGTTTTCCAGGTCTTGCCGAAGTTGCTCGACGTAAATGTCGGTATTCAGCTTGTCGCGCAAGAGCCGCATTTGGCTCTCGTCCTGCGGGTCCCATTTGTAGCCCCGTTTATCTGCGTATTCCTTAAGGGTGGCCTCGGGAAACTCCTTCGCCTGCTCTTGAGGGAGCCAGTTGTCGTTGTCTTCCGCGGTCTCTTCGGTCTGCGCTTCTGCTTCGGATGCTGCTGCTTCCTGTGTCTCTTCCGATTCTGCTTCTCCTTCAGCCGCGGCTGCCGGCTCATCGCCGGAAGTCTCGGGTTCCGCTGGTTCGGGGTGCTGGACGGGTTGGAGGGAAGGCAGATTCTCGGCTTCGACGCCAAGAAACGAACTAAACTCATTGGCCGACGGGGTGGTTACCGCCGGTGCGGATGCGGCAGAGGTGGTTTCTGCCGCTGGAGCCGCGGGAGTTTCGATGGGCATGGTAATTCCTTTCAGGTGGTGCTATGCCGGGGTGGTTCCCGGCGAAAACTTAGAACTGGGCGTAAGTCACCAGAATGTTGACCGTTCCGGCCGCGCTACTCACTGCGCAGAGCGCATTCCCCGCTGGAGCCGCGAGTAATTGTCCAACCCCGTCCCCGTGCGTCATCGGCAATGCGGTGCTGGAGGCGGGCATGTTCCACGCTGGAGTAAGCGCCGTGGTGCCGGTTGCACACGCCGTTCCGGTTCCGTACTCCAGTTTGAGCGTGGTTGCCGTGCTCGTTGTCGATCCTTGAATGGCATAACTGCAAACCCGAACCTGCTCGCCCGCTACCAATGCCACCAATTGGGTGGTCGTGGCTGTCGTCATCTGCAACGCCACAGACTGATTGCAATTCGTCGGACGCGGAACCAGTTGCTGCGCAGACAAGCTCCCCGCGATCAGCAAACATCCCGACAGCAGCGACAGGCTTCTCCACACTCACTGAATTCCTAAAACGTAGTAAGCGCCGGTCGTAGCGCTTGCGGTCAACTTGATGCCGGAGTTGAATTTCATTCCATTCGAAAATGTGTACTCATCCCGCTCGCCCGGAAGAATCGTGATGGGATTGCCGGCGGAGCCCACTACGGAAACCGCCGTCGATTGGTTGTCCGTCACGTAGTAGGTGAAGCTGGCTGCGCCCGTATTGGTCACTTCCATGCTGAGAACGCAGGTGGTGGTGGAAGTAAGCGTGGTCGTGGAAGCGGCCAAGGCGTTGAATCCGACTGGCGACCCGCTTTCATACTTGGTTGTGCCGCAACCCGTGAATGGATAGGTTTCGCCAATCGTTGCGGTCCCCGCCGCGAGTCCTGCCGCCAAACTCACCGGTTGCGTAGCCTGCCAAAACGTTCCCGTAACTGGCGTGGTGGGCGCGGTAGCCATGCTGACCGGCTGCGTGCTTTGATAGAAAGTTCCTGTAACCGCTGTCGTCGGAGCCGAGTCCACATCGACGTGCAGATTTGCCCCCGTGCCCTGCGTGGCAATGACGGTGCCCGAGGAAACCGTGACCGCTTGCCCACCGGAGAACTGCTGCTGCGCAATCAGCCCGCCCAGCATGCCAACGAAGAATAAAGCCGCGATGACTGCCCACTTTTGTGCGTTGCTCATTTCAGATGCTCCCAGATCACAATCAAAATCCCAGCCAATTCCAAAACCACCAAGAGTCCAAGCCCAAGCATGCACCGCACCAGAACATCAGGATGAATTTCCGGTTCTTGAACCTCCGGCTCTTGATGCCGTCCAATGCCCATATCAGGCCCAAAACTTGCCGATTAGAGGGCCGGTGCATTTCGCCCAGTAGAGCGTAGCCCCGCTTGCATAGCGATGCTGATGGGTAAAATCGTGCGCCAAAGCACTCAGATCCTCGTAACAGCCCGCCAGCATACTGTCTTCCGTAGTCGGGTCATTCGGGTCTGAACGCAAATAAACTGTGTCCGGGCCAGCATTCTTGAGCATGTAAACGCAGCACTCGATGGGCACAATCAGGGCAACAAAGCTTGAGGGATTGAGCCCACAACTGGCAAACGTGTATTGCGTGATGGCTGGATCGGCTCCCAAGGTCTTTAGCCCCAGCTGTCACTAGAGGGGTTTGGCCCGTCGTCTGAGATCGGATGGCTCTCTTTGGCCGCGGCCGATTTGCCTTCTTTCACTCCAGGCGTAGGAGTGTTTTTCGTTTCGGTATTGCTACCAAAGTGCTCGTGCAGGCTTTTCAGCACGTGGGCCGCGGCCGCTTCGGGCGTCGGGTGTGACTGCCTCTCTTCATCCTCATTCTTCAGCCAAGGCCCCTTATTTTTGCCTTCGCTGACATGCTTGACCACCGTGACATGCGCTCCGCGTGATCCCTTGGCCGTATCTGGTTCCACATGGATATGCTTCAACTCGCCTTTTTTCACTGCCATACCTGTTCTCCTTATTTGTCTGAAAATCTCTGCAAATCCTTCAAAAGTTGCCCATAAACTTCGGCTTTGGCCGCGTAATCGACCGCTTGCTCTAATTGTCGAGGAATGCCGCGTAAACAGTCCGAAGCTCCTCGCTCCATCTCCACTTTGCGCTGCGCGGCATACTTTTCGAGGGCTAAGCGGACTGGTTCGGGACGCGCGAGAAAGTCCCGCAGGGCTCCCCGTTCGATGTCAGTCAATTCAGGCTGCAGGTTCGCTCTCCGCGGCACCCAAAGGTCCGCCTTCGGGCTGGGCTGGACTCAAAAGGTTGGTAGCATGATTCGCCGCCTCATTCACGCGCCCCAAGGTGTCGAGCTGCGATTGCTCGTCTAGCGCCGGTGGAGGCTGAATTCCCATTTCTTGCAGAATGATCTTGGTGACTTCCGGCATGTCTTCCAGCTTGCCGCTGAATGTGACATTGACTTTTGGCGGTGGCGGGCTGGGTGGCTTGGGCGGGGCCAGGAACGATTCCGGATCGTCAATACCCTTGATCGTCTTCAGGTGATTGATCAGAACTTTCTGCATGTCGAGCATTCCGCCCGATTGCATGGCGACCTGATCGAGTTCTACGGCCGCTTGCCGCTTCATGTCATCATCCACGCTCATGTAAGAACCGGTCTCGGGTTCGCATTCGAAGTCTTCCTGAATTTCGCCAGGATTCAACTTGACGGTGGCGATCTTGCCGGATTGGTCTGTAGTGACCCAAGGAATCTGCGCGGCTTGCCCTTGCTGCTTCAACAAATCGTTCAATTGCATGCCGAAATGCTTGCTGTCGATTGTCCAGTCTTGATCCATGTCGGCCATTTGCTGATTCATCCAGATTTTCTTCATCCCGAGCTGGTAGAGATAGAGATTCCGGGCGTCGATCTTGAATTGCAGCAGCACGTCAGCGGCTTTGGCCTGCAGCACGGCAGTGGTTGCCGTCTTGCCCGCCTGCGGATTGAACGAGGTGCCTTCCGTA